TGGAAAAAATCACAGGCGACAGGACATTTAAACGCCTATAGAATGCCAATGCGAGAAACCGAAGATATTTGTGTTTTTTATAAAAGCCAAGCATTTTATAACCCAATTTTAAAAGACAAACCTGCAGATAATATAAGACCTAAAAAGAAAAAAGCTAATAGTGGCTCCTGTTATGGAAAAGCAAATAAAATTCAAGAAAAAAAGATACCATTAAATAAGTCGTTACCAAACCAAATTTTGGCGTTTAATTCTACTCAAAGTAACTTGCACCCAACACAAAAACCAGTCGATTTATTAGAATATTTACTGATTACTTACACAAAACAAAATGAAATAGTGCTCGATTTTACAATGGGGTCTGGATCAACTGGTGTCGCATGCCACAATTTAAAAAGGCGGTTTATTGGCATTGAAAAAGATGCAGAATATTTTAAAATTGCAAGCCAACGTATAGAGCAAGCAAAATCACAATTAACTTTTATTTAAAAAGTCATGGACCCCAAACTTTACACAATCAACGAACTCAAACCACTCGCCGATGATCTTTGCTACATACTGGCTTTTGTTAAAGTGGACGGCCCTGTCTATAAAATCAGCAATAGGAAATTGGCATTAAAATTTGGGTTTAAAATTCTTGATGATTCAGAAATCGAGCAACAATCCTTTTAAATGATAGTTTTAAATTAAATTAAAATTTATCTTGACACCAAGTTGCACAATAGATAAGATTAGTTAAGACAACAAAATAAACCTTAATAGATAAGATCATGGATTCAGCAGAAATAAAAGCGGAAGTTTTAAAGCATTACACTTTGACCGAGATTGCAGAGCTAGTGCCTGATGGGGTGTTTTTAGGTAAATGGCATAAGACAAGCGGGCAAGACGTTTCACAAGTGATCAATAAACACTTGCTGGATTATCGGGTTAGGAATGCAATTTCTCTTGCTTTATTAAGACATAACCCAAAAAGAACATACCTTAATATATGGGGGGTACGTGAAAAACATGATAGACTACAGTTCGTCCTTGGAAGTATAGCCGTGCAAGGGTTACAACCGTCTAAAATACGAGATATCATCAATAATAGCAAGTACTCTATCAAAGAGATTTCTAACATGATCAAAAGACCAGCAACTTTAAGAGCTGGTAGGCCTAGCGATACGATTTATTATGGGTCAAGTCAAATTTCATTAACGATAAACCGCCGCCGTAATTGTGAAGCTATAAGGCAAGGGCTTGCGGAAATTTTAAACGTTGAATATTCTAGGATGTGGGGATAAAATGCAATATTTAAACGATATGTTAAAAAAACGAGACTTTCCTTTTTTGGTTTATATTGATGAGGAAGCGACGAAAACGCAGAATCTGCATTCATATTTTACAGGCGATATTTTTGAAGTAATTGGGGCCAGATCAACAGGAAATTTTATTGGAGTTAATTTAAGAGATTCAACGCCTTGCTTTTTGCCAAATGACAAACCGTATTATCAATTTTATCAAGAGCCAAAGAAGAAAGTTAAAAAGTATAAATGGCTGTACGTAAATTGTGATAATATAATCAAGTTGTCGTCAAACCTAGCAAAAGATGAAAAAGAGCTAAAATCAAAGTGGAATAATTATACAATGATTTTGCATAAAGTCAAAGAAACAATGATCGAAGTTGAAGAGGATTAACCGAAAGCCAAGCCTGACTCGCAATTACCATCAGACGATACATGTATGGGTTGTATGACTGGCTTGGCTTTTTAAACGCAAAATGAAAAGGATTAAAAACATGGCGAATTTAAATAAAGTTTTGTTAATGGGGCGGATTACACAAGATATTGATAAAAGAGTAACGCCCCAAGGTCAATCAGTAGCTACGGTCAACCTTGCAACAAATGAGAAGTTTACCGACAAGCAGGGCAACAAGCAAGAGTCAACAGAATTCCATAGGGTTGTATTTTGGGATAAGTTGGCCGATCTTGTAAGCCAATATTGCAAAAAAGGATCTGGTCTTTACGTTGAAGGGAGCATCCAGACTAAAGAGTGGAAGGACAAAGAAGGGAACAAACGTTGGACCACCGAAATTAACGGCCGGAATATGCAGTTTTTGGACTCAAGAGGGCAATCGAATCAAGGCGGTGGTCATGGACAATTAAGTAGACAACCAGAAACGCAAGGGCAAGGTATCCCAGGTAAATTTGGGCCAAGTGGAGAAGATGGCTACATTGATGATCAAATCCCTTTTTAGGTAAAGGAGCAGATAATGAAAACTAAAGTAATTTGGGAGCCTGGAGACATTAGGGGCGGGGTACAAGTTTGTAACTTTAATGAAGATAGAAAAACTTTTTGTATTATTGCGTATTTAGAGCCAATACCTCACATTACATCGAAACGTAGGTACCTCCTTGTCCGCTTGTTTACAGGTGAGTCTCTCCAAAAAAGTGCGGGTGAAAGTGAAGAGGAGTTAGCCCAGTACTTAACGGAAAACCAATATAAGATCGCAAGCAGGGCGTATTAACCTCTTAAGGTAAAGAAAACGGGTTAACCTTAACTAACAAAATTCTTAAGTAAACTTGGAGACGTAATGCATAATTTTATTGTTGCATTAGTGTTGTCAACAAAGGTTGAAAGCGGGACTAATCTTGAGTTGATAGTCGAGGTTATCAGAGCACAATGTTATAAATCAGCGACAAGAAAGCTTGAATCAAAGCTTAGAGAAGAAAAGGGATTTGACACGATTTTGTTGCGATCCGTTAACCAACTAAGTATTTGAGGAGACTAAATGTATACAGAACACGCAATAGCCAGAATCAAAGAGCGGTTAATTTCAGACGAAGCAATAAATATGGTTTTGGCTTTCGGAAGTGTTAAAATTTCAAAAGAGTGCTTAGAGTACAAGTATAACGGCTTGATTGTCATTACTTGCATTCTAGGTAACGAAATCATTACAGCCTACAATACATCGAAAGTTGATAAGATGAACAAGCGCAAAGTTTACAGCAACCGAGATCCAAAGGCGACCGCAAAGAATAAGCACAAGAATTTGAGAAAAAAACGGAAGTGGCAAATGAACCAAATTTCAAGGTAATTATGAAAGATCATCATAAAATGAGAGCGTGGGCCTTTGGAGCCGAACAATATTTATATTTAGCCGATGACGGTCTTTTTTACGAATTAGGCAGTAAAGAAGATGAGATTCCTTTACATGTTTTAATTGAAGCAAAATGGCCCATTGAATCCTGCACAGGGTTAAAAGATAAGAACGGCAAGCTGATTTATGAGGGGGATAGGGTAAAAGCATTTTATTATTGCCACCATGGACAAACGAAGCGTGAAATAATCGGCAATATTTTTATGCAAGATGGAAGCTGGTGTATTGGAAATAAAAAACTTGGGATGAGGTTAGACAATTTAGATTTTTCAGACCAAGGAGTTGAAATAATCGGTAATATCCATCAAAACCCTGAGCTATTAAAATGAAAGTATTAGCCGTAATAGATATTCGCCCGTTTCCACAGCCAAGGATCAACCATAATGGGAAGTGGAAGCATGAAGCACAAAGGTATTTTGCCAAGGTAAGGGAGTTGCAACAGATTATTTCCTTAGAAAAGAATCTTGATTTAGGCCGTGAATTGGACCTGATTTTTGTCTTTGCAATTCCTAAGAGTTGGAGCCAAGGCAAGCGGGGTACTCATTACAAAAGGCCTCACTTGCAAACGCCTGATTTATCGAATTGCATTAAGGCTTTTGAAGATGCGCTTTATAATAATAACCATCCGTTAGGGCTTGATGACAAAGAGGTTTATTCTATTTCAGCCTTGAAGGTTTGGGGCAAAACTGATAAGATAATAATATTAGAGCCAGAGGATAAATTAACTCAAATACAAGGACTATTATGAGATATGAAATCAAAGAGTATCCAAACGGCTGGTTTGTCATCACCGACAACGGCAAAGAAACAAAACAAGTATTTTCAAATATGTTCGCTAGTAAATATGTTTGCGAGTCATTAAACCGACAATCGAAACAAGGGATTTTATGATTTTAATTGAACTACACCCGTCAGATCATGACGAAACCATTTTTATAAATCCTGATAATATTGTATCAGTCGTAGGAATCAAGGATTTGAACATGGATTCAGTGAGCAAAAGCGTTGAGTCAGTGATAACATTGGCAGACGGCGTGGGGCTTCCATTCGAAATAGGCAAAAGGGCAATGGTCGGCACTATAATAGAATTAATTAAGGAGCAATTAAAATGATACCATTAATGGCCTTAGCGGGTGAATTCCTTTTTAAGAGAATGTTGAAGGAAATCAACAAGAATTTTGATAAAGTTTCTGACGGCGGGCTTGATGAAATCGGGAAAAAATCTATACAAAAAAATCTTGAGATTGTCAAAAAGCACGGCGAACAAATCGGATATGCAAGAGGGCAAGCAGAATCAAGACCATTCTGGAAGTCCAAAAAGTTCTGGGTTATGGTGCTTGGCGTGGTTATCCCGCTGATTGAGCGTTACACCAATGCAAACCTAACAACAGAGATCATTTTTACCATTGAAGGGGTTTTAGGGGCTTATTTAGCTGGGCAAAGCTGGCATGATCACGGCAAGACTAAACGTCAAGTAATCGAGATTAAAAAATAATCTTATTATACTTTAACCCCGTAATGTATAATAAGCAGATCCATATTATACACTTTGAAATAACGTGTATAGAAAAACGCAAAAATCTATACACTTTGACAAACTTATTTAAGGGGGATTTATGAGTGGCAAAGACCAAAGACTTGAAGACTTTAAAAGGCTAAAAAATGTGCATGATTCAGTAAATTATGGCTTAGTATTCTTGCCTAAAGCTATTGCCGATTGTGCATCCCTAGAAGACCTAACCACAGCTTATCTTTTAGATGTTAGCAGGATCAATGCCCAACTTATTGTAGTTAAAGAGGTGTTCGACGATATTGTAAAGGATAAAAATGAAAATTAAATTATATTCCTTAGCGGATATTTTAGATCAACATCCAGATCCTGTTAAAGTTTCCAGAAAGGATTGTGATGGGCTTTTGGAATATCCTGTTTGGTTAGTAGGTGCGATGACAGGCAGAGTTGCAGTATTACGCAGGCCAGGAGAAAAAGAATTATGCCAAGTAGCCTCAGATATGTGCCAATGGGTTATCTATCAGCAAGGCATGCAAACTTGTTTCGCTGATAAAAGATTTTAACCGAGCAATGGAGAAAGGATGAAATTAATTTTAATATTAATCGGGTCATTAGCACTGGTTTCATGTAATGAGCTTTCAATGTCGGAAGTTAATGAAAAGGTTAATTGGTGCTTAGAGCATAAAAGGGACGCTAAGATCTACTATAACGATGTTAATTGGCCTATTAGAGTTAATTGCGTTTATGGTAAATCGGTGGTGCGATAAAATGAAAGTAATATTTCTAACAATCTTAATACTCATTTCATCTTGCAGTAGCGTTCAAAAGAGGGGCACCCCGATTAAGGCAGATCCCCCGGCAATGGACTGGATCTTGGCGGCTATTTGCTATGTTGAAAGTAAATGCGTAAGGACCGAGGCGGGCGACTTGGATCAAAAGGCTAAGGCACACGGGGCTTTTCAGTTCAAATACGCTACTGCAAAGTCAATGTATAGGCAGATTTTAGAAAAAGGCGGAAAGGTTGATGGACTAAGCGGGCAATTGCATGTGGTTCACCTATATGATTATGATATTTCGTATCAACTCGCTAAAGCGTTATTTATCCAGTGCAAAAAGAAGGTCAAAACGATCCTGAAGGCCGTTGATTGCTACAACAAAAGCCAAGGGTGGGCGGTAAGTCATAAAATGGCGGGTAAGTCGATTTATGCGATGAAAATAAAAGCTTTGCTAAATATATAATTAGGTGCTATAAATGAAGAAAACTTACAAAGAGGAAAAAGACTTTGGATTAAAAAAACATGTGAATTTCAATGAATACGATAAGACTTCTTTCCGGTTGACCAAAAAAGAAGTCAGCAACATGATTAGAAACGCTGAATTTTTGACACCTGAGACACAGGAAAGTTTTGTAGAACTGGCAAAGGCAATCCATAAAAGCGTTTTAGATAAAAAACTTGATTTTAGCAATGGATGATCTAAACTTTGAAGACCAAATAAAATTAAACGAAATCATGACGACTTTTGATCCGATAGATGAACCGATTGAAAGCCCGCAAAACTATTTTTCATTCTTGAATTCAAGAAAAGAACGAGATAAGAAACGAAGTAAAAACCGAGGTGGTAAAAATGGATGAGTACGAAGCATGCGGCGAGGTTTATGACGAAATAAACGAGGTCATAAACGAGATTATAAATCAAGACTTGAAAGAAGAGCTAGAACAAAATCTTGAGGAACTATGTCGAAGTAATGAACACAGCACGCCATCAGGGCGTATGCTTGGACTGGATGCATACCTACAAGAGTGCAAAAACCAATTGATGAATGAAGAGGTGGAATAATGGGATTTGATATTATCATTCAAAGCTTTTATGTCGCCTTTATTTATAGTACAATTCGAACTGTCAAATATTTCTTTACAGTTGTAGCTCAAAATAAGTGAGTAAACCATTGATTTTCAGGTTCAGCACTTGGCGGTCATCCGCACTGGACATTAACCGTGCCTTAATTAAAACAGGCACTTTTTTAAATTTAATAAAGGATTAAAACAATGAAGTTTTTATTTTTTCTATGCCTTTGTTTATTCCCAATGTTTGCGCTAGCGCAAGTTGGAGACGTAGCAAAGAGTCCATATGGCATCTTAACTTTTGAGGTGTTTGAGGGTACACCTGATATTCTGAAACCCGAATCAATGGGTGAATTTATACACAGCCCACATGCTACCTACGGAACTGTTGCGATTGGAAGCGTTGCCACCCTAAAATTTGGAAAGCTGGCAAGTGCTTCATATAAATTGGATATTATCCATCAAGATTCTTTTATCAAGAAAGGCAAATTGAATCCTGAGGCGTATTTAAGTTAGTTAAATTTGTGTTCAAACGTTAATGTTTAAGCACTTTGGCCCTGCAAGTCTCTTGATAGGCTGTTAGACGGGGCCACCAACCGAAAGCGAGGTAAACCCTATGAGTAAAATCTTACATACAAAAACAGGGGCGGCAAGAGATAAAAGACGACTTGAAAAAAGTTACATGACAGGCTATTCCAAGCGAGAAAAAACAGGCTTTAGCATCACTCAAGAGGAACTTGACAAACAGAAAAAGGAATTTTATGAGAGGACAGAACCGATTGAAGTTGTGAAGAATAAACGGGCCTCATCTGATTTTTACTGGACTAATTAAGTTAGTTCCAAAATCGAACATACTGAAAAATGACTAAAATTAACGTAAGTGGGGATAACACCATCGATTACATGTTTGATAACTTGACATATGTGGACGTACAACATATCGTTAGGCAACTAAAAGGGGTATCCAGCGAGTTTATTAGGGCTATGATTCTGGAATTTTTTATTGTAATATCACGAAATAAAAGAAAAAGGCAAAAAGAAGAGAAAGAATTGCTCAAGCGGGAAAGAATGAAAAGTTTAATAAGCCAAATTTTGGCAGAAAGTAAAGTACACCTCAGGATTAAACAGATAAGTATGGAGAACGGTTTTGAGTAAATTAGAGTTAGATATTAATAAGTGGGAAGCTGATTTTGGGTTATGTAGTGAGGAGGTAGGTAGGCTCACTGATAGTCGAAATTTACAACACTCAAAGGAAATAAAAGAAGGATTTAAGAAGATAGCAAATGGTTTAACCAAGTACCTATTCAGTAAAAAAAATGAGTAAATTAACCCCCAAGCAAGAAATGTTCTGCAAAGAATACCTGATTAATTTTAACGCAACTCAAGCAGCGGTTAAGGCGGGGTATAGCAAAAAGACAGCGCAAACCATTGGGGCCGAAAACCTTACAAAACCAATTATACGTGACTATTTACAAAAAGCGATCAACGAAAGAACGGAAAAACTCGGAATTGATGCTGATTGGGTATTAGCTCAAGCGGTATTAATCCAACAAAGATGTATGCAAGTCGAGCCAGTGATGGAAGTTGTTGATGGTCAAAAAGTCAAATCAGGTGAATTTAAATTTGATGCAACCAACGCAATCAAGGCACTTGACACGGTAGGTAAGCATGTCAATATCAAAGCTTTTGATAACACCGTCGATTTAAAAGGCCAGTTGAACGTTACGGGGGTTTTATTAACTCCGGCAAGTCCAGGATCAATTAAAAAATGGGAAGAGAAGAATAAATGAGCCTTAAATTAGAGTTAAACCCAGCGACAATAGACACTAACGAGGTCAAACCATTTAGCATCAGAGCACGCCAAAATTTTAACATATATGAGATTGAAGGGGTCGTTGTTAAAGGAAAGGATTTTACGCCTTTTTTAATAAGGACAGCAGAAAGCGGTTTGTTGGGGCGCGATGATTTAACCTCATTTCTTGATCTTGCTGAAAATGGGCTTGGTGGCGACTGTAAAGCGTTTATTAAATCTATTAAAATAATAAAAGAGGAATAAATAAATCTTAAATGGAGCTTTGACAAATGAAGGAAGACGAAAAAAAAGAAAGGAAAATTATTGCCGATATTAACGCAATAAGCCACAGAGAGCAGATGCAAAAAATTGTTGATAACATGATCTCAACTGTTCAAAAAATGCTTTTAGATGCAGAAAAAAAAGAACATACGCCAGAAAAACAAAAAGAATATTGGCGAATGCAGTTTATAAACTCATTAATAGCCGGGAGATCAGAACAGAATATCAAAGCAAGCAACGTACTTTTAAATGCTGATAATTTAATTAAAGAAATCTTTGGGTAATGACTAAAGTAATTTGGGAGCCCCAAGCTGGCAGTCAGGTTCAATTCATGACTTGCCCAGCATTCGAATGCTTATTCCACGGCTCAAGGGGTAACGGCAAGACCGATGCTTTGTTGATGGACTTTGCTCAGCATGTAGGCCAAGGCTGGGGTGTTGCTTGGAGAGGAATAATATTCAGACAGACAATACCCGCACTAGAGGACCTCATATCTAAATCAAAAAAGTGGTTTCCGCTAATATTCCCAGATGCTACCTACAACAAAACAACCCACGTTTGGCAATTCAAGACAGGCGAAACTCTTAAACTTGCACAATTCCGCAACATTGACGACTATCAAAAATATCACGGTCATGAATACGCTTTTATCGGTTGGGAAGAGTTAACCAACTGGGCAAGCTCAGACGGGTACGAAGCTATGATAACTTGTTGTCGATCATCAACGGAGGGGGTAATACTCAAGATAAGGGCGACTTGCAACCCGCTAGGTCCGGGGCATCATTGGGTAAAAAATAGATTCATCGATCCAAGTCCAGATGGCAAGGTCTTTTTCGTGAATAACCAAAGCAGGGTTGCAATACGGGGCCGTACTGAGGAAAACAGGATCTTACTGAAAGCCCAGCCCGATTACATCCAGACTCTTATGAACATTACAGACGAGAATAAGCGTTCTGCTTGGTATCTAGGATCATGGGATATTGTAAGCGGGTGCGCTATCTCGAGTGTTTGGACGCCTTCAAGGCATATCTTAAGACCGTTTAAGATCCCCCCAAGTTGGACTTATTGCCGATCTTATGATTATGGATATTCAGCACCGTTCAGCGTGGGTTGGTGGGCTATTTCGGACGGAACCACAGCGAAGGTAGAGGAAACTTTAGAAATCGATTACAATGATACTGGCAGAGAATGGGGTGAATCATCCCCAATAGAAGAAACTTTGCTCATAGATAAGCATTACCAAAAAGGGACTTATTTTAGAATAGCTGAATATTATGGAGCAAGTGGGCCGAATAAGGGTGTCACGATGCAAGTGCCAGATGTCGCCAAAGAGATCTTGAGGATTGAGGAACGTTTGGGGATCAAGGGCAAGATAAGGCGGCATAATTCAATTGCAGATGCCTCAATATTCGATGCAATACCCGGGGCGGTTTCAATAGCAAGACAATTTGAAAACAGCGGTGTGGTTTGGTCAAGATCGGAGAAAAAGGCGGGTAGCAGAAAACAAGGTCTTGACTTGTTACGAAGCTTGTTATATAATTCGATTAAATTCAAGACAGAAAAACCTGGACTTTATATCTTTGACACTTGCAGGGATTGGATTAGAACAGTCCCCACTTTGCCGATGGATTCAAAGGACATTGAGGATGTTGACACAAATGGCGAAGATCATATCTACGACGAGACTCGATACATGATTTATAGAGCTGATAAAAAGTTGCATAAAGTGAGAATTGGACAAGGATGACAACAGATAACCCTGATTTTAAGCATCCTGAATACTTAGCCCATTTTCCAGATTGGGGGATTTCGAGGGTAGTTTCAAAAGGGTCAAGGGCGGTTAAGTCTCAGGGGACCAAACTTTTGCCGGGGCTGTCAACACAAACCGATGATGATTATTCGACTTATAAACTAAACGCCATTTTTTACACGGTAACAAAAAAGATAATTAGTATTTTGGCCGGGGCAGTATTTAGACTGCCATACACCACCAATGAAGATATTGGCGAGAAGGAAAAAGTAAAGCTTGAGTCAATCTCAATAGATGGTTTGGACTTTTCGGAGTTCGCAAAAAGCACGTTGAACGAAATCTTGACGGTTGGCAGGAATGGTATTTTGGTCGAAATGACACCAAGCGGCGAGGCTGTTTTGATATCGTTCAAAGCTGAGAATATCCTAAATTGGTCGACTGAGCTGATAGACGGAAAACAAAAACTTTCATTAGTCGTTTTAAGAGAATTTATTGAAGAGAAGAAAAAGTTCGAGAGTAAAACAACCGAGCAACTGAGGGTTTTATTACTAAAAGAAGGCAAATATGTTATCGAGTTATACCGTAAAAGTGAAGATAAAACAGGCGAAAGTAAATTTGAGTTAAAAGAAACGACAACACCGGATAAGTTTGAGGAACCGCTTGACTTTATCCCATTCACTTTTATTTCTAGTGAGGACACGACACCAAAAGTGAAGGAAAGCCCAACTTTAGAAATTGCAAATATTAACCTTGCTCATTATCGAACGGATGCAGACTACAGGCACGGACTAAGATTCACAGCATTGCCAACGCTTTTATTAACTGGGTTCGATCCAGATGAAAAATACGCTGTTGGGTCGCAAACTGCGATAATTACGAACAATGAAAACGGAGACGGGAAGTACCTAGAATTCCAAGGGAAAGGATTAGACTCTTTAGTCGTAGCATTGGCAGACCTTGAAAGGCAAATGATCTTTTTGGGTGTGCAATTTGGCGAAGAAAAGAAAGGGGTCGAAGGGGACAAAAGCCAGATGATCCGAAAAAGCACTGGGCTTGCAACCTTGTCTAGTGTAACCAAAACCCTTGAAGCGGGGCTAAACCAAGCATTAAGATATTTAACAGAGTGGCAAGGGCTTGGTGAAATTAAGATTAGTTTAAATAAAGACTTTTTGGAATTTAAGTTAGATGTTGAGGTCTTAAAAGTGTTGCAATCAGGTCAAGTAATGGGCCAAATACCTGCAAAAGTAGTAAATGAGTACATAGCAAGAGCCGGATTATTACCGGACGATTTAAGTGTTGATGATATTCAGGCAGAGCTTGACAGTCAGCAAACAAAAGAATTTAACTCCAGTGGAGATAATAATAATGGCAATCAACAAAGAGAAGTTTGAGGGGTTAGATGATACCCAAAAACTGAGGTATGAAAAAATAAATGATGATGTTTTTGCTTTAAGAGAGGAAACGTCAAAGATCGATAAGGACAAAACGAACGAGTTTCGAACAAACAACATTGCTCAAGCTGAAAAGATCAAAGAGTTGACGTCAAAGCTCGAAGGGCTTGCGAAGGTAGAAGAGGACAACCAAGCAAAGACAAAGGCTAACGAAACGCAAGCGGAAAAGCTGAACAGGCTTGAGTCAAAACTTGAAGAAATAACCTTGCAAGGGCAAAAATCAGCAAGGGAAGCTACCGAGCTTAAAACGAATAAAGGTTTTAACGAAGCACTATCCAGCATTCAAGGGTTAGGAGACGGAGCAGGAAAATTTATTAGTGCAACTTATGGCAACGGCTTGGCATTAGAGAACGGTCAAGTAGTGAAGAACGAAAACGGGGTTTTAACCCCTGTGAAAGAATACATTGAAGGGCTTGACAAGGCTGGTAGCTTTGACATGCTTAAAAAACAATCTAACGGTGGCGGTGCTAACGGCGGACAACAGACAAACAACACCACCTTTAGCGGGATGACAATTGATGAGCAAGCTAAAGGGGGCAACTAATATGAGGTAAAATGGCACTTACAAACACGTTAACAACTTTGATCCAGACTATTGCAGCAAGAGGGGTTATCAGCTTGAGGAATCAGGTTTGGATGACTAGACTTGTGAATCTTGATTATAAGGCAGAAGCAAGAGAAAAAGGGGACACAATCGATATCCCCATCCCAGTTGCAAGGGCGACAAGCGCAGTAACACCCGCAGCAGTTCCAAGCGATCCTGAGAACACAACCACTGTAAAAAAACAAATCGAGTTAGACCAATGGCAAAAATCAAACTTTGGTTTAAAAGACGATGAAATGAATAAAATCATGGCAAGTGATTTCTATATCCCTTCCGCTATGCAAGAATCATTTAAGGCGTTAGCTGGGGATATTAACGCAAGTGTATTCCAACAATACAAAGGCGTTTACGGTTATGTTGGGACGGCTGGAACTACTCCTTTCGGATCGGGGGTTACAACTCTAAGTTCTATCAATTGCAGAAAAATCTTAAATCAGCAACTTGCACCAAGGGATTTTAGATCATTGGTCATGGACGTTGATGCGGAAGCCGCAGCTTTATCATTGCCAGCTTTTAGCGATGCTGAAAAGACAGGTAGCGGCAACGAAAAGCTTTCAGGTGAAATTGGGCAAAAGTTTGGTTTTGGTAACTATTGGGATATTGACGTTCCAACTCATACCGCAGGGGATTTGGGCGGGACTGGTGTTGATACTGTCATTAAATCAGCAACAGCCCACGCTATTGGGGTGACGACTTTGACAATCACAGTTGGAGCAACTAACGATTTGTCCTTGCTTGAAGGGGATATTATCACTATCGCAGGGGATGACCAAACCTATGTTGTTACAACTGCAACTGGAACTGTTTCAGCGACAGCGGACGGTAGCGTTATAATCCAGCCTCCTTTGAAGGTCGCTTTGACTGGATCAGAGGTTATTACTTTAAAAGCAAGCCACGTTGTAAACCTTGCTTTCCATCGTGATGCTTTCGCTTTGGCAATCAGGCAACCGGGGCAAGGGCTTGACGAATTGGGCAAAGAAAAGAGGACAACCGCAACTGTTCAAGATCCTTTGAGCGGCTTAATCATGCGGGTTGAGGTGATTGACCAATATAAGCAAAGGACTTGGGAGGTTGATGCGCTTTGGGGCGTTAAGCTGGTAAGACCTGAGTTAGTGGTAAGATTGGCAGGGTAATAAACCATGGGGGTGTAAAAACCCCTTTTTAAAAAAGGTATTATGGCAAAATTAAAAACAATTAAAATTAAGAGTGGTGAAAGCTTTGCGCTCATCAATGAATCCGATTTCGACAAAAAGATTCATGAAAAGTTTAAAGAGCAAGAGCAAGAGCAAGAATTAGAGGCCGAACCCGAGCAAACAAAGTTAAAAAACGTCAACAAGATGAAAAAAGTTGAAGTTATCAAAGAGCTTGAAGACCTCGGTATCGAATTTGAAACGAACGATCACAACGAACTCAAAAAGCTGTTAACCGAAAGCAGGGCATAATATGAGTCAAAATTACATTTTATTAGACGGGGTGACTGGGACGGGTGCGGGCGATCCGATACCCGTAGGCGACCAGCAAAACGTACCTATCCGCATACCTGTACAAATTAGCGGTATTACAGTTGCAACCGTGGTAATGCAAGCTACACTCGATGATCAAGGCGCCGTGAACGGTGGAACGGCTGTTTGGGAAACAATCGTGAACGGGTCGTTTACAGCTAATACCATGACAAGCCTTGATACAGCATACCGTTTTATCAGGGGCAACGTAACAGCTTGGACAAGCGGAACGATCACAGTCAGAGCGAGGTTTTAATGACTTTCCCTCTAAATCAGCAAGTACCCACAGCAGATTCATTAAACAACAATACTTTTGTTGATGTAGTCGGCAATAAAAACGATGGACACACAGGCGATTCAATAATGGCCTTGGTTCACGTGCTGAACGATCATGCGCATAAACCACAATTAGTTTACCCGACGTTGGCGGCGGCTGTGACTTTAACTAAGGCCGCTGGGGCTTATGCAGCTTTTCCGACTCCGACAGAGATAGTTCCAGTCTCAACCATAACAGATGATTTTGACGTTCATTTTATCACTGTTAGCAATGTTTCTGCAAACGGCGATTATGAAATTTGTCTTTATTCTGGTGCGCCTGCAAGTGAAGTTCTAATCGGTTGTGCTTCTTTTCAAAGAACGGCTAACAAAGATCATGCGAATTTAAAAATACAAACGCCATTAATCCCCGCAAATGTAAGGATTTCTGCTGCCATATCAAGTTCTAATGCTGCGGCTGACACTGCGGATGTTAAAATTGAATACCATTTATATTAATTATGACTTTTCCGATTGATCAAAATACAATAGGCAGAGCAAATGAAAAAGGCGGAAAACTTGTCTGGATGATTAACAAGACAGGTGCAAATTCTGTCAAAGGTATTATTGTTGATGCAAGCAGTACGACGGCGGACGCTTTCGGGGTTGTTGGTGCAGATGACCCAGATCCAATAGGTATTATTTACGATGAAGGGGTTCCAGACGGGCAACTATGCAGGATTGTTGATCATGGGCCAGCGCAAGTTTTATTACAAAATTCAACGGCTGCAACGCTTGGTTTTTGGGTTAAAGTATCTGACACAATACCGGGCAGAGCCGATGCAACAAATGCATCCCCGCCTGGTGGAACGGTCAACGCTATTGACGACCATTTTACAGAAGTTGGGCATTGCCTAGAATCAGTAACGGCCGGAACCGATAAACTTTGTTGGGTAATGCATCATCAAAATTAAATGGCTAATCCAAATGACGAAATCCAAAGCAAGATCATAGCAAGAGAGATCAAGCTTGCGAGGGTTGAAGAGGAGCTTGCTAGAAAGGTGCAAGGCACTTTGTTAGGACTTAAGAAGAAAGTCGAAAAGGAATTAACTTTTTTTTACCCCAAAGATGACGGGTCTTTTGACATTAAAGCGCAACAACTGACAGAATTTACAAAAGAAATTGATTCTCTGATTGATGACAGCTATAAGATTGTCAAAGATGACGTTTTCGAGCATGTGAATGGAGTCGCAAGCTCACAAGCCAGCTTTATACAAAAAACGGTTAATGATGCTTTTAAAGCCCCTTTAATCAATAAAACGCTTGGTGATCAGACTCTAAAGAATTATGCGAACGGTGTTTTTATCGAAGGGACGAAAGTAGGCGACTGGATAAACGCTGGTAAGGGTTCGAACGTTCAAAGTGATGCAAAAAAGAACAAAACAAGGATTGAAGGGATTGTAAGAAACGGTTTGTTGCAGGGTGATCCTCTTAAAAAAGTAGTTGATGACGTTGCCAAGATATCAGATTTAACGAGACAACATGCCGAAGCGATTGCAAGGACCGCAAGCCAAACGGCGGCTAATCAAGTAAAACTTGATGTTTATAAGCTAAATGATGATGTAATCAACGGCGTTCAATGGGTTTCGACCTTAGACAAGCGCACAACCGAGATATGCATTGATTTAGATGCTAAGATATGGGTTTACGATGAAAACGGGTTTTTAAAGCCATCAGGACATGGCAAAGTATTTCCTGGGCCTATTGCACATTGGCGGTGCAGATCAACCCAGATACCAGTAACAAAAAGCTTTGGTGATCTTGGAAAAGCCCCGAGGTCAAGGCTTGCAGGAATGCCACAAGGAACGAGGGCAAGTATGGGCGGTCAAGTTACAGAAACGATGAACGCTAGACAATGGGTAGAGAAACAAAGCGAAGCAACCCAAATTAAAATGCTGGGCAAGAAAAAGACCGAGCTTTTAAGAGCTGGTAAACTTGATGATCGATCTTTTACCAATTTTAAAAATGAGCCTTTAACCTTAAAAGAACTTGAATAATGAACCATTCACCCGAGATTTAAAATAAAATGGCCTTTGCAGTAGGGACAAATAGCTATATCAGTGTATCCGATGCGGACACGTATTTTTTAGACCGCAATAACTCTTTGTGGACTGGAACGGATGAGGTGAAGGAATCGGCTTTAATTAATGCAACAGATTATCTTGATTCTTTTTATTCGGGTCAATGGATTGGCAATGTTACCGACATAGATCAAATTTTAGCATGGCCTAGGTCCGGAGCCACAAACAGAAACGGCAAGTCAATTGATAGCACGGTAATTCCAGCACAAATCGAGGCGGCAACTTGCGAGCTTGCGGTTAAGGCTTTATCAGACACACTCAACCCGGATACCGATCCAGGCGGGCAAGTTAAGAAAGAAAAAGTTGGAAGCCTTGAGGTTGAGTACAATGATTACGCCATCCCAGTGAAGAAATATAATTTTGTTCAAGATTTACTTAGGGGATTGATTGAAGCATCAAACAAATTAATAAGGTCTTAAAATGGCGAATAAAAGAAGTATTGAAAATGCGAAAGAACTTGTGACCGTAGGCAGCGTTGAAAATGCCAAAAATACAAAACCAAAAATCAGTATTGAAAACGCAAAATATGATAAGAAAAAAAGGATTCTTTGCGATTCGTGCAAGCACCTTGCAAGACGGCAAAACGGTAATTTAATTTCATGCTCTAAGAATCTTAGAGGTATTATCAAACATACTTTTGATTGTGTAGACTATGAAATATCGTAAAAAACCCGTAGTAATCGATGCTATTATATTTGATGGTACTAATTATAAAGAATGCATGAACTTTCTTAAAGGGAATTTCGATCCGACTTTAAATTACCCTAATGTTGTCACACACGAAGGTACCGTTTCTATATCTATAGGCGATTATGTTGTTAGGGGGGGGTAAAGGATGATTACTACCCGTGTAAACCTGATATTTTTGAGCAAACACATGAGGCGGTATGAGCAAGCAAACTAGGCGGGCAAAATGGTTTAAAATTGTAGGTAAGTTTGATCAATCGGTAAGTGGCGAAGTTCGCAGGGTTGGGAAAACGAATTACAACACCACAACAGGGGATTTTGACAAAACCTATATTGCTCAAGTCTGCAACATTGTAAGGGTGGACTCGACAAACGCGGACACTGAAAAGAATACAAAAAAGCCTGAGAATGCGTTTATTCTGGCTTTTAACGAAGTTCTGAGAACCTATACTGATTCAACATGGTCAAGTTTTACGGCAAGCACGGCGGTTCCTTTCGTGCCTAATAACGATGATGAGATTTATTTTGATGGTGGAACGACAAAGAATTTTACAGTTAAAAATTTAGATGCTAATGATTTGGGCGTTTATGAGATCACAGCAAAATGACAACTAAACAAGAGCTTGTTAAATTCCAAAGCGGGTTTGATAAGACAATTGCAAGCCTGTCTAAAAGGTTGGGTGCATTTGGCAAAGCGATCCAAGAGGATCTTCTATTATTAAATAAGGTTGCAGCATTTAAATTTTTCGAGAATGTAATAAAAAGAACGCCTGTAGATACTGGACGGTTGAGGGCTAATTTTCAGATCGACACGAAAACGAACTCGATTAAAATTGATGCAACGGCAAAACCAGCGAATCCAAGTTTGCCCGCTTCAAAGATTTATTGGGTGTTCAATAATATCGATTATCTGATTCAGATTGAGCAGGGTAGTAGTAGGCAAGCCCCACAAGGGATGATTAAGCTTGCATTGCAACAGGTTGATGCTGAAATAATAAAAGAAATGAAATTAAGGGGTTTGATTTGAGTCTTGCAACGATACAACAGGAATTAGAGGGTTATATTGCGACTCAAATGACGGCCAATTTGTTAGGGGTGAAATACACTTTTGAGACGGTTCCTTTTGAAACTGATCCAGAATCAAAAGAGGATTGGCTAAGATTCACGATAGACCCAAATATTTCAACAAAATTAGAAATGGGTTTCAACGGTGGCCATGACGTTACGGGGTTAATTTTTGTTAACGCATTTGGCCAAAACAAGCGAAATCTTTATGATAAATTGGACACTGTTATTTTATTTTTAAGACAAAAGCAGATCCCAGGTACTTCAATTTTTACAGAGGAAGCAAGCGATTTTAACACAATCCTAGATCCAGCGGGATTAAACGTAATGATGGAAATTAATTTTAGATCACAAGGGGGTTAAATGTCCGAACTAGGCAGACAGACAATATTTTCACAACAGGTGCACGTTAAAAAAGAAACAACAACAGGCACTCAAATCAAGCCCGCAAGTGACGGGACGGATGCAATCATCTTGACTGATCTTGAAATCAATCAAGCGACTGGTAGTACGCCGAGCGATGAAATCCGCAACAGCCAAAACATAAAAGACCAAGTTCAAAACCAACCAAAAGCGGGGGATTTTTCGGCTGGGATGTATTTTAGACCGCAAGGGGTTAATACTTCAACCAAAATTATTGATGGATTGATGGGTGATCCATTGCTTGAATCGTTGATGGGTATAAAGCTAGCCTTTACAGCTCTGATTGACGGGGTAATTGCCACGTCGACGACCACAATTGATTTCACTGCTTTGAATTTGACTGCGAGTGAGGACATACCGCAAAGAGGAACTATCACGGTTGCCGTGGGCGGTACTACTGAAATGATTCTTTATAATGGGGTAACAATCACAGGCGTGAGCGGGGCTTATGCTGGTAGTTTTAATAATTGCACTAGAGATTACGCTTTAGATGCTGCAACGATTACAGCGGGTGGCGAAACGATCACAGGATCAAGCCCAATCTACAAACAGAGCCTAACAAGGCCGTCCAATTCGTTCTATAGAAAAAATGATGGTACTGGTAAGCAAGGGCGTGGTTTGGTGCTGGAAGGTGCAACAATTGATGTCAACGTTGATGGATATGTTCAACTTGCTTTGACTGGCAAGAACATGGGAACCGGAGTCACTGGTATTGGAAGCTTATCAGCCGATGCAAACGCCGTTGCAGATATTGTATTACAATCAGGCGAAGCAAAAAAGTTTTCAGTTGGGTCATTGATCTTTAACGAAACACAACCAGCAAAAATTAATTACCTGGTCTTGGCAGTCGATCTCACAACAGACACATTGACTCTTGATAGTGCTGTAACGACGTGGACAACAAGCGACGTTGTAAAAGCCTATTTGCCAGTTGATGACGTTTCAGCTTTTTTAGATGCTTTGCATTCAAAAGACACAGTTGTTTATTTTGACGGGGTTTCCAAGAAGGTCAAGGATACCACAATCAACATTTCCGCACCTGTTATAATGAATGAGGATGAAATTTCACCTGATCCAATATCAGCGTATGTAACGGATCGAAGGGATATTAATTTATCATTAAACGTCCACCTTAAAAATTCTGAATTAGATTTTTATTCGAATTCTATCAACGATGTCAAACAAAAGATTGAATTTAGATTCGGTGATGGAACGGCGGGTAAAACGGTTTGGGTTATTTTTCCAGTTTGTGCGATTGATGCGCCTGTTGAAACAACCGATCAACCAAGTTATAATCTCGCAATCACAGCAACCGCACTTGATACGGTTCGTGAAGATTCTTGCTTCATCGTAGTAGTTTAAATTAATTACGCTGGTTACAGTGTAGCCAGCATCAACAATCATATAAGGTTTATATGAAACTTAATTTTTCTGAGAAAAAAAAGTACACAGTAAAAGTCAAAGACGGGTTGGAAGTTGTAGTAGAACCTTTGAGTATGACAAGAGAGAACGAGCTTTTGAGACTTTGCAGAATTGAGAGAGGGAGTTCAAAAATTGAGGGTGACCTCAAGGGCAAGAACATGGTTAAAGCGGTTACTTTAAAAGATGACATTGACCACCTCGAAAACAATATTTTAGTCGCTCAAGAATCATGGAAAAGCTGGGATCTTGTCGACTCTACAAAAGGGAAACCAGTAAAATGCAACTCTGAAAATATCAGGTATTTATTTGACCATTTTTTTAAACTTGCTAATGATGTTGTCGTCGAATTTAACAACATGGTTGAAGCAGACAACGAAACACTTGGAAAAGAAAAAAAAACATAGTTGAGTATTCAGCATGGCAAAAAACAAGACCAAAAGATCCGCCAACTTGTTTTGAATGCAGAGACTTACACGATGGCAACCCCCCATGTGATAACTTAAAAACGGATGTAGAAAAAGAAAGCTTTGTTTGTTATCAATACAATAAAGTTGAAATTTTAGAGGGTAATAAAATTGCCTATTTCGTTTGGCAATTGATGAGTATTGCAGAAAGACCGTATCCCCAAAGGGCTACGAAACCTGTTCATTTTAGACTTTCGGGCTTGCTTGATTGGGTTAAATTCTATCACGGCACAAGACAAGACGTTGAAAAAGTACTACAATTCGAACAAGAGTTTTTAAAATGATCGTAGAAATCCCTTTTTCAGCAGACAAAGCCGCCAAGTCAACGGCTAAATTTTCAAAGGCCTTAAACGAGTCGAGCAGCTCTATGACAAAGGCGGGTAAAACCGCTAAAAATCTAAACTCAGGAATTAGTAAGACCGCCAAAGTCGCTGGGGTTGCAACCGTAGCACTCACAGCCCTAGCAGCCGCCGCCGCAACAAAGCTAGTCCTCAAAGCGTTAGACAATTACAGACAATTTGAAAAGGGTTTGGTTGGCGTAGGAAAAACCGCCGATTTATCAGGTAAAGCCCTTGAGGATATGGGAAAGCAAATTGCTGATATGAGTTTGCGTTTACCTATTGCCACAACCGAGCTTTTGAGCATTGGGCAAATGGCTGGTCAATTAGGGGTTAAGGGGTCTGAGAATATCCTAAATTTTACAGAGGTCATTGCAAAGATGACCAGAGCAACCGACCTGACAGGCGAAGCGGCAAGCACCATGTTAGCTCGAATCCTGAATGTCACAGGTGAAGGAATCCCACAAATAAATAAACTAGCCTCCGTAATCGTTGCGCTTGGTAATAGTTCAGCAGCTACCGAAAGCGAAATCACCCAGATGACTAACGAGATTGTCAAAGTCACGGCATTATTTAAAGTCAGTTCAGGCGAAGCCGCCGCAATGGCCGCCACTATGAAATCTTTAGGTATTCAATCAGAGCTTGGCCGTTCGGCTATGAGCAAAACATTTCAAGCCTTAAATAAGTTAACCAAGGCAGGCGGTAAGGACTTAGAAAAGCTCGCAGAACTCACAGGAATGACAGGCGAACAATTCAAAAAGACATTTAAAGAAGATTCAACAGGGGCCTTTCAAGCTTTCGTTGAAGGGCTGGGCAAATTAGACCCTACAGACGTTGCAGATAAATTAAAAGAATTTGGTTTATCAGGCGAGGGGATTTTGAATGTTCTGCCCGTACTCGCTCAAAAGTCAGCGTTGCTTGGTGAGAAGCTTAATATCGTCAAAAAGGAGTTAGCGGATACAACCGCCTTAAATAACGAGTTTGCTAGATCACTAGACACTTTGGACTCAAGAATGATTCTTGCAGAAAATACGTGGAATAATCTTTTAACAACGATAGGTAAAGAGGTTGAACCACAAGCGACCATTATCCTTGAACAATTTATTAATTTAATTAACGACAATAAGGAAACTATCAAAAGCGGTGCAAAACTAATAGCCGAGGGGGTTTCTCTTGTTATTTCTTCATTCGATAAAATATTAAAATTCAGGAAAGAGCTTGAAGTAGCAGGAAAATCTTTCAGGGCTGGGTTGCCTGTATGGATGGGTGGTAGTAAAGAAAGCGTAGAGGACATAAATAGGCAAATTGCAGCGATGAAAAACTTGGAATTTGCACAAGGTAAATTAGCGGCAAAACGTAAACAGATTGCAGCCGATGAGAAAAAAATATTTGATGATAGGGAAAAACGAAAGAAAAAGGCTGGTAGTTCAGAATCTCCAAATCAAAGGATTTTAGCTAGTTCTGGAGTTGACCCTTTATTAGGCTCCCAAACAGCTAGACGAAAAGCAGCGCAAGAAACTGAGGACTTTCTTGATGACATGCTTAGAGAAGAAGAAAACGGCAGAAAAGAATTAGAAGACCAACTACATAAAGACAAGCTAGACAACATTGCAGAAATCAACCAATCATTGAAAGACGGTGCGCTCACAGCTAGCGGTCAATTCGTAGCTGATTTAATCAGCGGCTCAGACAGGGCGGTTGCAACTTTGGTAAGTGGACTAGCTCAAGCTGGCGGTCAAGCAATAGGGGCGCAAGTAGGCGGTGCGGCTGGCGGTCAAATCGGGGGTATTGTCGGCGGTGCTATATTCGGAACCTTCACGGCTGGAATCGAGCAAGCGAGGCTTGAAGCTGAAAAACTCGCACAAGGATTTAAAGACCTTGAGCAAACTCAACAAGATTTTAATCAGGAGTTCAAGAAAGCAACAGGCAAAAATGAGGATCTTTCAGAGTTTACCAGAATAGCAGCTACTATAAGACATTTCGAAGCACTTAGGGCTGGGACAACAGGCGGAAGCGCAAGACAAAAAGCAGAACGACAAGCATTTTCAAAGATAATTTTGCAACTCGAACAAGACCTTGAAAAGTTAAGGCAGTCAATAAGTCAATCGATCATTTCTAATTTGGGTCAAATCCAAGCATTAAAAGACCAGAAAAAAGCATTTGTTGACAGCGAGAACGAGACAAGAACACAAGCAAGAATTATTGCAGACAGTACAGCGGCCATTGCAAGTTTAATAAGCGAAGTTTCAACGCTTGAAAGCCAGTTTGTGAATCTCGACACCAAGTCAGTTGGCTACGATAAAATTTTAGGCGATCTTGCCGACAAATCAGCCGAATTGCTTGAAGCTGAAGGAGAAAGGTTCAACGGGCTTATGACCTTGATTAACGCTGAGAAATCATTAAAAAGTGAATTTGTAGATTACCAAAAAGCGTTTTCAGAAAGTCTCAACGGCAAAACAATAGCTGAGCTTACACAGGACTTCAACATGGCCTTAAGTGGCATCCAAGGGGCGGATGGTGCGGACGGTATGCAAGCGGCTTTTGACGAATCAAACACCATACTTGACCAAATCGCAGGATTAACGCAAGATTCAATTGGGGTGCAACAAAACATTATTAAAACCCTTGAGGACTCCCAAAAAAGCATTTTTGATAAAATCTTTGAATTAACTAGTGGTGGTTTTTCACCTGATCAAACTTTTGCCCAAAAACAGAGCATTTTTGATACTTTGGTTTCCAAGGCTCAAGGTGGCGATCCCCTAGACATTTCAAGACTATTAGATTTTACCGATACGTTTTTGCAATCAGCACAAGACCAATTTAAATCAAGCCAAGCATTCACAGATATATTTAATAATATCGTCAATGATGTTTTACCAAGCTTATTGGGTACTACAGAGGCGGGCATACAGACAGCAGAAACCGAGGTAGCAACTTTAGAGGGTAGCCTTTTAACTCTTAACACAAGTTTGAACGACACGTTAACCCCCGCAATAACGAACTTAGATTCGTCTATCCAAGCTTTAACAGCGGCCGTTAATGCAGAGTTTACAACAGCAACCACAAAAGGCGGGGTTACTGCAATAGCACCCGATGGGTCAACTTTTACCCGTCCAGTTGCGAGGACTTTCTAAAATGATAAAGCTAAAGATAACTTATGATGGGACCGATTATTTTATCAGCCCAGACGACAAAGAGGGGATTGACCCAGACACTTCAACCCTTGTATTTTGGGCGGGTGCTTTACTCACATCCTCTGATATTATCATAAAGTCTGATTCTCCTTTTGGCGGGTATGTTGCAGCTCGAAAAGGTGGCTTCACTTTATCCCCTAATGTATTGCCATTTCCAGCACCTAAAAAGGTTGCCGTCAAAATTTGGCAAGATTCCACAATTTTAGTCGAAGGGAATGCGATTTTAGAGAATGTTTTGGATAGTTCGGTTTCTTATGAGCTTTATGAGCCGGAGTATGCACAAAATGCTTTAGACGTTCCAACCGCAAGCGAGTCAAAAATTTTAGACAGCAACGGGGTGATTGTCGAAGGTGCGGTCATCCCCCTTTATTTTGGTGACGTTACTTTAAGGTCAAATTCTCATTTACTCGCAAGAAAAGAATTGAAATCGGGTGATCCTGCAAATTCTGCAAGGTTTTATGATTCTGGTCTTGATACAAGCTTAGTTGTGTTCGATGATGCGGTTGAAATTACCTCAAATGTTACGACTAGCACCGATGAGTTCATAATGGAGCCTAAACCGATAGGAGAGATCAGGGCACACGGAAGAAACACAACCTACAGCACTTTAAACGATCTTTTTAGTTGGGGTGCTACAAAACTAGGGTTATCCTTGAACACCACCAACGCAAGGGCAACCAGTCCAGAACTTTCTTTCTTTTTAACGGAGCAAGAACGAGTTATTGACGTTTTAAACAAACTTAGCGTAGCCTATGCTCATTTATTTTATATTAGAGAGGGGGTTTTATATCTTGTTGATATGCTCCTTTTCGGAACCACCCACGAATTGACAGAAAACGATATCACAGAACATAGCTCAAGCTATAAATATGATAAACCAAGGGATTCAATTATATCTACATGGGTGGTTTCAAACCCCACAACAAACAACGCTGGATACCCTTTGCAACTCGATATATCCAAGTCTCAAACTGTTTTGCTTGAGAGTACAACAGGTGCTAGTCGAAGGATTGAAAACTATTACCATGAGGTTGAAGTATCGGGGGGCGAGTTAGTTAACACTGAGGCCATTTCTAACCTTAAAAATATTGGAACGATCCAGCAAAGGCCAAGTGCAAAGATCGAGCTTACTTTTGCCCAAGATATTAGCCCGGGTGATAAACTCACTTATACCGACACGACCTTACTTGATGATACAAATATTATCTTTTTTGCAAGAGAGCTCCAGTTTAATATGCAACAAGATGCAAAACAAGTTATTGGTGACGGCATATTTTTTCAATCAATCGCCACGCCCACAACAGGCCAATCAGAGCATATTGAAAGCGGAGTTCTGAAAGGTCAATCAAGGTTTAGGTTTGGTGTTACAGTTGACCAGACCAATGCAGCAGATGCTGATTATACCACTTTAAAAGCCGCATTAGATGCTTTGACTTCGGGTGGGCGTATTTTTATTAGAAATGGTACTTATGATTTAAATAATTATGATCTGGGTAATTTGCCGTGGGAGCTCGAAGGACAAACACAAGACGGTGTAATCATCCAAAAAAGTGTTGACGATGCAAACCCCTTATTTGATTTGACAACAAACGACAAAAGGGTTGTTTTTAAAAACTTGACCTTGAAGTCAGACGGGCACACAACAGCGCATGAAATGATCGATGTAACGGGGGCGCCTGATTGTGATTTAATATTTGATAGCTGTGTTATTGAATCAGACCAAACAAGGGCCATTGATGCAACTAACAAAAGTCTAACTATAAGAAATTGTACTACTTTGTCAAAAATATTAATAAGACACCTGACGACTTCTACCTCTTTTGAAACTACCGTGAAAATATTTAATAACACACTTGTCCAAGTAGCAGGAGCTGAAAGCCTGAGCAATCCAGTTATTGGACTTGGCGGGGCTCACAACACAAGATACGCCACTATTGACGGAAATAACTTTTCAAACGTTGTGGATGGTAGTGTTAATATAACAAACGGGCTTGCCACAGTTATAAACAATAAGATAATAAATATTCTGCCAACGGCAGGGCCAGCAAATTCTGATAGGGTGAGTATCAGGGTGCAGACTAGCGAGCAAGCGATTATCACAGGCAACAAAATATCGTTAGATGAGCCAGCAAACACAAGGGTAATGGGATTTCTGGCAATATGGGTTGCGAACAGCGGGAATTTGGAAACAAGTATTATTGCAGGAAACAAAATAACTCTAAAGTTAGAATTAGAGAATACGTGGGGGCGCAACATAGAGGGAGTGACTTTGGCGAGCACAGATAGTTGTATCGTCAAAGAAAACACTATTAATATTGATGTTGACACTTACACGACACCTACAGCGAAAGCCCCCAATGGGGTTCATATTTCCGGATCAAGCGATAACGTGCAAGCAATTTCGAATTTTTTAACAAATACAAGAGCAAGTGGCACGGCTGGTGATGCGATATTGGTTGATTCTGGTGCGAACGATTGCGCCGTAAAGGACAACCGAAATTTAGCAGGATTTACGAATGTTTTAACCGACAACGGCACAAACACAAAAATTTTGGACAATATTTAATTACAGTTATTCGAAAAATTCGAACACCTTAAAAAGGGCCATGGGCGCTTCCAATAAAGATAGAGGGTTAGCTATAATAACCAGCCTTTAAAGCCAGTAAAAAGGGCCATGGGCGCTTCCAATAAAAACAATAAGATGCAGATAATTACAAATCGAATAGGCGACTTTAGTGAGGTGACGGAAAACCAAGATTCAGGTTTTCCTCAAGAGAATATCCTCAATATTTTTAAAAATCAGGTTTCCAAAGGGCTATTATCGAGCATCACCTATAAACTGGCAGTATCTGCAACTCAATTAGACGAAACGACCAAGCAAGGGGTTTATATTGGCAATTCGAATGCGTTATATTACAAAGTTATTTCAAAAATTGGCGGGGCTACTCAACAAACAATCGAGGGTTCTTTTAACAATCTGGTTTATATTGATAGTGCTATCACTTATTCTAGCGATCAATATATTGATGGGGGTTTTGTCATTAATTCGAGCGGATCTTTAACAATTAATGCAGGGGTTACGGTTCATGTTGCCAAGGCCACGAATCAAGATAAACAAGTATTTATTGAGCTTGAAAGTTTGCTGGAAGCTTACACAATCGAAGTAACGGTAGAAACCGATGAATCACAAGTTGATTGCGGGATTATCAGAGCTGGCTTTATTTATGAGCCTTTCAGCCCAGATTGGAGTCTTGTCGAGGGAGAAAGAGATTTGTCAATTCGTAGACAGCAGCAAAGCGGAGCTATCTATTATAAGAAGCGGGCTAAGCTTAGAACCTTATCAGGTATTTTTCGCACCGATAAAGAAAGCCAATACAAAGACAAAGCTTATTTTGACAAACAATTAAGTGAACCAGTAGCAGTCAAATACCATTCATTAAATTTAAGGGGTATTATCTTTGGCACAATGCCAACCCCAACAACGATCACAACCACCGGATTAAATTATCAAAACGTAGCATTTAAAATAGAAGAGGGGGCTTAATGTCATTATTCACAGATAAAAGTATAGAGTTAAATAGTGCTGACAATACCGAGTCTAAGATAGAAGGGGATTCAAACAGAACGACTTTAGGAAATGTCCTTTTCGCTTGGCGTGCGTTATGGAATAATGTAGTAAGAGCCGAAATCACAGCCGAAGCGGGGGCTGACACTACCAACAAAGATGATGCAGAATTGTCTTTTAAGGTTTCGGAGGGTGGGGTTCTTGCCGAAGCTTGGCGCATTCTGCAAGGTGGGAATCTGAAGCCAAGCCTCGGGAAAGGGCTTGATTTTTCGGCCAAAACGCCTGGAGCAGGGATGACAAGTCAGCTTTTTGATAATTATGAAGAGGGAGCTTGGACACCAATAGTTACTAGTGATGGTAATAATATTACCACACACCCAACCCCGGGGGTTTATAATGATCAAGACGGCACTTATACTAAAATAGGAGATATTATTGTAGCCCCGTTTTATGTTTCTTTTGATATCGGGGTCACTGGGGGTGGAATAACTTCATGGAGAATTGAGGGGCTCCCTTTTGTCACCTCTGCTGTTGGACCAACCTTTATAGCAGTGTCTTTTGACGTAATTAGAGTCGGTAGAGCAGGTTTTTCCCCATATGGTCGAATAGGGCCAAATGATACAAAAATCCTGTTGCTTATGACACCACATTCAACAAGCGTGCAAGGTAATCTAGTCGAGTCTGACATGGCCGCAACAGGGAATAATATTATTTATCGTGGTACAGCAGTTTATAAAACAACATAAAAGAGGAAATTATGGTATCACAAAAGAACCAATCTAAGATGCCTATCAAACTCATATTTTAAAAAGTTAAAGATGCAAGTAGACTTTGACAATCTTTTAAAAATTTGGCCTATAATCGTTGCATTTGTGGTTTTCTTTGCAATGACTTGGAAAAACCAACGGTTAATCATTCAAAAGCTTTCTCAAATCGACATCAACTTAATCAGACACGATGAACATATTAATGAACTTTTCCACCATAAAGAAGATTGTCTTAAACGGCGTGTTGATTGCGAAAAGAATTTTTTATCGAAGCGTGACCATAATCAAGCCCACACGTAAAATGGAAATTGAGCTGCAAAGGGGCCTTGACAACGGAGTTTCCACAACAGGGCAATTAAAGATTGATGGCGTTTTAGAATGCTTCACACTTGAGGATACCGAACAGCCAATTAAAATTTTGGGGAAAACAAGAATCCCCTCTGGTCGGTATAGGATCAAGCTAAGGTTCAAGGGTTCAATGGTTAAGCGTTACAAGTCGAGATATAACCTTGACGGGATGCTCTGGCTTCAAGACGTAAGCAACTTTAAATATATTTACATCCATATAGGCAATATATCCACCGATACAGACGGATGTATTTTAGTGGGCAACGGGTTGGATCAATCTGTTTTAGATGGGGCTGTCAAACAGAGCATAACCCACTCAACGGATGCCTACAAGTCCATCCACCCACAGATTGCAACCGCAATTGCAGAAAATCACAAAGTTTTTATTACAATAAAAGACTAACATCCCAATATATTGAGAGGTATTTTGATTTATTTGCGAATATAATAAGAATTTATCTTGACAGGTTTTTTAAAAGGAGTATATTAAAATTAGAGACAGAGATTAACTCAAAAACAACCCAAACTGGAGATTTAAAATGGCTGATTTTCTAAATGTAAGCGAGCTTAAAACAGGTGATATTTTAACAAACACAAATCATGGTTTTGATATTGAAATCGGAGAAATCGGCAAGAAAAACACCCGCTACGTAAATCTTGAAACTGGCGAAAAAGTGAAAAGTTTCACTAGTAAATTTAACTTCATGCTTAGAGAAAGCGTATTTATTTTAAAATAACCTCAAAACAGAATTGTTCAAATAAAGCAGATTACTTTTAATTAACTTACAAAATTTGGGGATAAAATGGTTGAATTTAATAAAACATTGATTGAAATCGAGGAAGAATATGGGTTCAACGGAAAAGTACAGCATCAAAGTTGGGGCCAATACTGTTATATGTTTATTGTCGGGCGGAAAGTAAGAAACAAGCGCTTTATACTAGAAGATTCAAATAATGGAGATATTGAAACTTATCACCCCGATAAAAAAGAGTGGCGAGTATATCAAGAGCCAAAGAAGAAAGTTAAAGTTTGGAAATTTGAGTTTGTAGTCTCAACTGAGAGCCGCCCGTGCATCCGTTTGTCTAGAATCCATTATAAGAGCATTGAGGAGGCTGCAAATCACTTGTCAGGTGTTAAAGTCCTTTGTAAAAAAGAATGCACCATGAAAGAAGTTGAAGAGGATTAAATGTTAACTCTTGAAGATGCACAAAAGGACTTAAAAACAAGGCAAGATTTAATCAAAGTTTACATGCAGGATTTGAAAGAATTAAACAAGCGGTCAAAAGAGAAGTCCAGATTGATTGCTGAATTTAAAGAAGTTGAGAAAAAACTATTAATTTACATTGATTATTTACAGGGGGATTAATGAGTAAAGAGAAAGTCGAACCGTTAACATTATTGCAAAAATTATTAGACATACAACAAAGGTTGAGGGTTCCAAAAGAAGAAAAAAATGAATACGCTGGATTCTCGTATAAATCTGCTGTTCATATCATCGAGAAAGTAAAATCATTACTCAAAGAGCACAAGTTGGTTTTAACAATTGAATATGAGCCTGTCTTAGTCGGCGACTGGCATTATATCAAAGCTACCGTTTCACTCGCTTGCATAGAATCAAAAGAGTCAAAACTTTGTGTTGCATATGCCAGAGAAGCGAAAGAAAAAACAAAGTCTGATTGTGGTCAACTGACAGGTGGAGCCTCAAGCTATGCGTTAAAATATGCGCTATCATGCTTGTTTTGCCTTGATGACTCTAAGGATGATCCAGACAGCCAGAAACACGAACCAGCAAAGCAACAAATCAAAAAATCAGATTTCGAAATTAAAAACGCTGAATTGCTAAAAGAGATTAGGGGGTTTGTCTTGCAAATGAATGACCAGCACCAAGCGCAATCTGTCAAAGAAGTCCAACAAGCGATCAAGTCAGAAAATCAAATCCAGCTCAAAGAACTTTTAAAAATTTACAAGGGGTAATTATGAAAACAAACACACTCAAAAAAGGTAAGCTTTTCCAAAAAGCTGGGTTATTGACGAAAAGTGAGAAGGTGTGGGTTTGGGACACTGAGCATCGTCGCATTTATCATGGTACAGAAGAAAAACCAGTAGTAAGAACAGCACTGCCAATGTCAATAACAACTTCCACTCTGTTTATTTTAATCCCAGCAGCCAATTGTGTAGAGCTGGGTAAATGTTTAGTTGAACTTAATAATGATTGGTGGAATAATTTTTGCGATCCTAAAAGGAAAGAAAATTTTTTATACCATGAAAAAGAGCCTCTTGAATGGATGAGGAGCGATAACGAAACCGATGAAAGGGCAAAAGCTATTGCGAGATACTTAAAACAAAAAGGGAAATTATGGACATAAATCAAATAATCAGATCAACCAGCGTTTTAAAGGATGATAACACAAGCCTTTACGAATTACTCGAAGCCTTTGAAGAAAGCCAAGGTTTTGAAGCTGAAAGCAAAGAAGAACAGGTAATCTTGAAAAAAATCGATACCTGGTTTAATGTCAAGCTTGAGGACTATTTGGGTGCTATTGTCAGCCTATCAGATGCGAGTAAAGTTATTGGCGCAGAAAAAGAAGTCTATAAGCGCAGGATTGCAGAAACCGATAAACGCAAGGCAAGCATTGATAAGGTTGTTGATTTCCTTTCTGGACGGCTCAAAGAAGGAATTGAAGCAAAATTTAAAGGGGTTGAAACAAAAGGTTGTTTATTTATCGAAACCTCGAAAGGTAAAGCCACAATTAAGAAAAAAGCACCTAAATTGATCCAAGACGAAAATGATTTAAACAAGATCCCTGCAAAATGGCTTGAAACAATCGAAACAATCCGGCCATTAAATAAGGAAATCAAAAAAGCTTTGGAATCAGGGCAAACCGTTGAAGGGTTCCATCTTGGAGAAACCAAACGGTTGGAGATTAAATAGAATGAGCGATTTTTTGAACCAAGATCAAGCGGCTATTGCTTTGGGCGTTACTGTCTATAAGTTAAGGCAATGGCGTTATGAAAATTGTGGGCCTGTCTACACACGATCAAAAACTTGTGGGCGTGGGCATAAAGTGCTTTATTCAAGGGAGCATATTGACCAGTTTGCAAAATGGTTAAATCCAAGCCTAACGCAAAAAGAACAAATCAGGGTTGCTAAACTCAAGAAAGGGAAAAGGCTGATCGATTTGATTATTGATAAAGGGGGCGTTTCTGTCTTTTCGGCTTCTTTAGGTGTAAGCATAACGTCTGTCAAAGGCTGGTATTATGCAGAATGCTACCCAAATGAATTAAGCATTGCAAAAATCAACGAAACTTTCGGATCGGATTTATAAAAACAAGTTCGAACAAGTCAAAACAAGCTTTAATTAAAACAACATTTTAAAGAGGATATATGGTAATGGATGCCAAGACTTTAGAAGCTTTGAAAGGCTCAATTAAAAAATGGGAAGGGATTGTCAAAGGTGAAATTATGGATAATGGAATAGACAATTGCCCTCTATGTGAATTATATTTTGGTGGCTATGAATGCCAGCCTTGCCCTGTTTATCTCAAAACCAAGAGAATTGATTGTGATGAGACCCCTTATATGGATTGGGTTGCTTTTTGGGATGGGAAATCTGTAGACAAAACAGCAAATTGCCCAGAATCCAGACGACTAGCACAAGCAGAAGTTGACTTCTTAAAATCGTTATTACCAAAACAAGTTTAAAACAACCTAAAACAAGTTCTTGACCATTTAATCAAAGGCTGTATTATGAAAACACCATTCAGGGTTTGGTTTGCGGTTTTGCTTTGTGGGGTCGCTATTTTGATGACAATCAATTATTTAAGCCGTTTATGACAAGAGCCAGGGCAACAAGATTTAGAACAACAAGAATTTTCATTCCTGATTATTTAGATATTGAGAATCTAATTGTTGAGAATGAGAAACCAAAGTTTAATTCTTGGTATTCAGAACCAGCAAGTATCTCTAAATTATTTAGATTGCTTTTATTTATTGGGAATGATGACAGTAAAAATAAACACGAAATAGGGCAATCAAGCCGTTCTTTGACCGCTTTAGGGGTATGGTTGGCAAGGTATGATTATCAAAAGCATAAATGGATTCTACCGTCAAAAGGTGCAATCCAAGGTTGGATCAAAAAGCTTGTAAATGAGGGGGTTCTTGACTCTAACTTTGACTCTCTAAACCTTTTTTTATTGGTAAAAGAGTTTAAAAAATATTGCAATTTAAGGGATGCTGGATTAGTTTGTCAAGAAAAGGTTAAAGCCCCCTTCAAGCCCCCTCTAAGCCCGCCAGAAATAAAGGCAAACGAGGATTTAAAAAAAGGGGTTCAAGCCGACTATAAACTTACTAAAGATAACACTATAACAAAGCTTAAAGAAAACTCTCTAAAAGAAAATCAACAACCCATAAGCCAAGAACCAAAGAGAGAGAGATTAACAAAAGCACCTGATCATTTTGATTCTGGATTATTAACTAAGTGGGCAAACAAAAAAGGGATTTCTAAAACAGACCTTGAGAATCATATTGACAATTGTTTGATCCATTTTAAATCATCAGGAAAAATGAAAGCCAGTTGGAGAGCAACAATCCAAAACTGGATAAATCGAAGCGACCAGTTTAAACCAAAACTTTCAAAATACGAAAGCAACCAAAAACTCTTTAAAAAGCACATCTACGATGGACGAGAAACAAAAAAAGAAATTCATACTTTGGGTATTATCCACGTTGACAGCAAATTATAATAATGCTGAATTCAACGACTCAACAATGGAAGCTTGGAGAATAGGTTTAGAAGGGCTTAAAATGAGCGAGATTGAAAAAGGGGTGGTCAAGGTCATAAGAGACCGTAAAAGTCCATTCATGATAACCGTGGGTGAATTTAGGGGGTATTGTGACGAAAAAGAAACCGTTGAAACTGCATATCAGGATTTTTTAACAGGTGTATCCTCAAATAAAACGCCAATATTTAAAAATTCAGCAATTGCGGAAGTGATCAGGCTTTTAGGTGGTATTAGTTATCTAAAAGCACTGGATTTAAAACAATTACAATTTATCAAAAATGATTTTTCAAGGATTTACGGAAGTATAAGCGGTCAAGAACACAGACAATTAATCAACCTAAAGCCAAAAATGCTTTATTACATGGATGTTGATTCAGATGGAAACGAGATTGAAGTGTGTGAAGTTATTAAACCTAAATTTGATAAGATCCTGTTTGTCGGTTATAATGACCAAGAAAAATTAGAATTATCAAGCGGGTTAGAAAAGCAAGAGTTGCTTGAGCCGAACCACAAAAATTTAAAAAAGCTTGGTGAATTAACTAAACTAATCGGGGGTTAATATGGGCGACGGTGCAGACGACCAGTGCGAGTATTTAGAAAGGCAACACGTGGATAAAAAGAGGAAGGATGTTTTGTCATTGAGTCAAGAAACATGGACAACCGCAAACGGTCAAGTTTTAAAATTGTGTGATATGTCATCAAGCCATTTATCAAACTGTATTAAGCTTATTGGCAAAACTAAATTATCTATGGAAAATGAATTAAAAAAAAGGATTCAGAAAAATCAAAATTAATGGAAATCTATTTCATAAAAAAGCAAACCGTCTTTATTCCAGATCCAGCTGATGATTACAGTAAGGAAAAGTTTGCCAAGATAAAGCATAACGAAGTTGTCAAGGTAACGATCGTAAGGCCAAGAAATGTTTTATTTCATCGTAAATTCTTTAAATTACTTGATATAGCTTTCGATAATTGGAACGATTCTGATATAGTTGTTAACGAGATAAGAGTCAAGGTCACAAGGGAATCCTTTAGGAAAAAATTGATTATTTGGGCTGGGTACTATGAAGAAATCTTTTATCCAGACGGGACTTCCATAATCGAAGCTAAATCAATATCCTTTGCAAGTATGAAACAAGACGAATTCGAAGGGCTTTTTTCTAACATGATCAACGTAATCCTTGAGCGATTTTGCACAAATTATACCGAGCAGGATTTAAGGGATCACGTTGATCAAATTTTAAACTTTGCATGAAAGGACAAAACATGAGTGAAATTTTAAAAGGGCTTGAGCCTTTATTTAAAGAAGCAAAAGAAAAAGACTTGATCTTCTATTGCAGGTATCAAGGTCTTTACTTTACACCACAAGAGTTAAGAGATCAGCATGGTAAAGGTAAGTTTGTTTGGGGATTTGTTAATTGGGAAGTAGTGCCTAGAAATACCCCTATTAAATCCTTAGAGAGATTGATCGCAAGACAACAGAAGAACCTTGAGGATCTTAAAAAGAGGTTTGGATGAACACAAACACACTTGAGCAAGGCAAGATATTTGAGAAAGCTGGGATTTTACAGGAAACTGAATTGGTCTGGGTAAAAAGTGTTGCCTATGGGGACGGGATTGGCTGGAATAAAACATACACAGACAGTCGGAAAAGAGCAACAGAAGCAATCAAGAGTGATAACTACTATGAGGTTGAAATACTAGCACCAGCAGCCAATTGTGAAGAGTTGGGGGTTTATTTAGCTTCAATAGGCTTAAGAGTGATGCAGGAAATATATTCAACACGTGATGAATGGGATGTGGCAACAAAAGAGTGCCCTTGCTGTATGGGATGGGCATTCGAAGGAATCAAAGCAAAAAACGAAAACGAAGCCAGAGCGCAAGCAGTTGAATGGCATCTTAAACAAAAGGCCGTCAATGAAAACTTGCGTTAATTGCGGAAAGCAACCGACCGAAAACCATCACTACAAGGGGATATACTCTAATCAATTTGGAGGCGGTGGCGGTAACCTTAAAACTTTCGATTGGATGGTTTCAGAGCTTTGCAGGGGTTGTCATAGGGCTATTCATGATATGTCGGGACAATTTAAGCGCATGAACAAGGAGTTATTTTCAGAAATCCAATTAATTTGGTCTTTTGAGACTATCCAACGTAAGATTGCCCGTGGGGCTTGGCAAGCTAAGACAGATTTGACAGTGGATTTGAACAAATCAGGCCATGAATTATTTTTGCAGATGAAAGAAATTGAACGTAAAATTGAACAGGGTGGAATAATAATATTATGATTGGATTGCACCAAGGGGATTGCCTAGAAGTGATGAAAGGGATTGAATCAGGGTCTATTGATTGTATTTTAGATGATCCGCCTTATGGGACAACGGCTTGCAAATGGGATTCAATAATAGATTTAGATTTAATGTGGTCTCAATTGGAACGAATTATAAAACCTAATGGGGCTATTGTTTTATTCGCTGGGCAACCTTTCACAAGTAAGTTAATTATG